TTGTATTATCAATTAGACGTAACTGGAAAGAAGAAGATCAATTAAAACGTAAGAGAACTTATTTTATTCATTATAAATATTTACCAGGTTTAGGTTTTTATGGATTTGGTTTAATACAAATGATCGGCGGTCTACAGCATGCGAGCACCGGAGCTTTAAGAGCTTTACTTGACTCAGCAGCATTCGCAAATTTAAATGGTGGCTTTAGAGCTAAAGGAGCAAGAATTGAAGGTGGAGATTTAACTATATCTCCAGGAGAATGGGTAGAAGTAGAAGCTTATGGAGATGATTTAAGAAAATCATTTATACCACTTCCATTTAAAGAACCTTCTCCTACGTTACTTCAACTTTTAGGAGTAATGACAGAATCAGGTAGACGTTTTGCATCAATCGCAGATGCGATGGTAGGTCAATCCGCAGGATCTGGTCCAGTAGGAACTACTATTGCTCTTATAGAACAAGGTTCTAAAGTATTTTCTGCTATACATAAACGATTACATCAAGCTCAAGGTAGAGAATTTAAATTAATTTATGAAATTAATGGAGAGTATTTAGACGATGAATATCCATATGAAACTATTGGTGAAAGAAAAGTTGTTAGAAGAAAAGATTTTGATCAAGCGATAGCTGTAGTACCAGTATCTGATCCTAATATTTCATCTTCTGCTCAAAGAATTGCTTTAGCACAAACTGGACTTCAATTAGCACAACAAGCTCCTCAAATTATTGATGTAAAACAAGCTTATAAAAGATTTTTACAATCTTTAAATGTACCTGATTATGAAAATTTATTAATAGATGATAAAGAAACTCCTCGTAGAGATCCAGTTTCTGAGAATATGGCCGTATTAAATGGTAAACCTATTCAAGTTTTTGAAGAACAAGACCATCAAGCTCATCTTATGGTTCATCAACAATTCATTAATGATCCAAGATTTGGTGGAACACCCGAAGCTAAACAAGCTATATATGGTCAAATGTTAGCACATATGGGTCAACATTTAGCATTTTTATATCAACAACAAATGCAAGCTCAAGTTCAAGAAGGAACTCCAGTATCAAGTGGTCAATTTAATGAAGAATTTTTAGATAAAGAAACTAAACCACTTCCTATTGAACAAGAAAATAGAATTGCATTAGCTGCAGCTCAAGCTGCTCAGGGTTTAATGGGTAGTATGCCACCAAGTCCAGAGCAACAACAGATGCAAATGGAGATGCAAGAGAAAATGGAAAATTTAAAATTAAAAACTGAAGAATTAAACATTCGTAAAGCAAGATTTGCAGAAGGTGTTAAGACTAATGAGAGACAACAAACTAGAAAAGATGCTGAAGTGAAAGCTAAAATAGTAGAAGCAGCTTCTCGAATTGCAAAACGTGATAAATAGTATGTCTATTAAAGCTGAAGAAATAAGACAAGCTAAAAAATTTTTAGAAAACAAAAGAATATCTATAAGTTTGGTTAAACCAAAACAATTTGTGATAGCTTCTAAAAAATTAAATACATCATTTGATGATGCTCTTAATAAATTGAAAGAAATGGTAAATGGAAAAACTACTACAAGCGATTAAGAATCAAATAAAAAGACATAAAGAAGAATTAGGTAATAATTTGTTGTCAAAAGGTGTAGATAACATAGAGGAGTTTAAAAGAAACTATGGCTACGGTCAGGGTTTAGATAAATCTCTACAAATTATTAATGAGTTAATAGAAAAATACAAAAAAGGAGAAATAGAAGATGATTAATAATGAAGCATGGGCTACAGAAGATGATGTACTTACACCAACAAACGTACCACAACCCGTTGGATATAGAATTTTAATAAGACCAAAAGGTCCTGTATCTAAAACAAAAGGTGGTATTTATTTATCTGATAACAATAAAGATACTCAATCTTATTTAAATAGTATAGGTCAAGTAATAGCAATGGGACCAGAGTGTTATAGCGATAGAAAATCGCCTTGGTGTAAAGTAGGAGATTGGGTTTTGTTCGGTCGTTACGCAGGCGCACGCATATCTGTACAAAATGTCAAAATGGTGATAGTAAATGATGATGAGATTATTGCTTCACTTGAAAATTCTGAAGTAATATCTCAGCAAATATAAATATACGTTATTGAGTTAAGAATAACGCCAACATAGGAGATAACTATGCCTAACGAAGAAGAAACAAAGAAAGAGATTGAAGTGAAATTAGATGAACCTAATTCTGAAAAAGAAATAGAAGTTCCTCAAAATCCACTTGAAGCTCTGATGAACGACTACAAAGAAGAAAATGTAGAACAGAAAGCAGAAGAAAAAATAGAACAACCTAAAATTGAAGAAAAGGTTGAAACTAAACCAAACGTTCCGCCTTATTCAGATGAACTTCCTTATTCAGAGAAGGTTCGTAAGCGAATTCAAAAAGAAGTTGCTAAACGAGCTGAAGCTGAACAAAGAATAGTTGAACTAGAAGATAGATTGTCAAATATGGAGAAAAAAACTCTTGACTTGGCAAGTAAATCTTTATCTAGTCAATATTCTCAAGTTTCTCAAAAGCTTAAACAAGCTATTGAAGAAGGAAATACTGATGAACAAATCAAGTTGTATGAAAATATGGCTGATATTCGTAATCAGATGAATAAGACGCAAGAATATGCTTCTGAAATACCTAAAAAAGCTGATGCTAGAAAACAAGTACCGCCTTTAGCAGCTGATTGGGTTAAAGAAAACAGTACTTGGTTCAATAAACCTGGCTATCGTAAAGAAACAGCTATGGCTTATGGAATTGATGCTGAGTTGACAGAGGAAGGTTGGGATGTAAATGATCCAGAGTATTATAATGAAATGACTAAAAGGTTAAAATCTTCTAGTTTACCTCATTTTAGTAAATCTGAAGAAAGTTCTTCTCAAACTGACAAAAATGTGGTACAAAAAGCTAACAGAGTGCAATCTCCTGTTGCTGGAGTTTCTCGTAAAAAAGGAATCGACAGTAACCGAGTTAAGCTCACTTCTGATGATTTAGATACTGCGAGAAAATTCGGTATTGACATCAATGATGAAGCGGCACTAAAACGTTTTGCTAAAGAAGTAAAAAACTTTAGTGATACAGGACAACTATAGGAGCCTGACATGAAGAATAATAAAATAAAAAATGAAACTAGAGTTGAGAAATCAACTGTAGCTTCAAAGTGGCGCCCAACTAATTTATTGGAGGCACCTGAACCAAGACCTGGTTTCAAACAGAGATGGATTGCAACTATGGTATTAGGACAGGAAACACCGACAAATGTGGCCAAACGTATGCGAGAAGGTTGGCAACCTAGGGACATTAAAACTGTTCCTGATGCTAATAAATTTGCTACGATTGAACATGGCAAATTTGCTGGTTATATAGGTATGGAAGGAATGGTACTTTGCGAAATGCCAGAACACATGGTAAATGAACGTAATGAATATTACGCCAAAATGACTGAGAACTTAATGCGATCAGTTGAGATGGACATTCACAAAGTAGAAAGAGCCGGAAATCCTATAAGCCGTTCTTACAAGACCGAAGTTACGAGGGGCGGTTTTAAAGAGTAATAATTTATAACAAGGAGTTATAAAATGGCTAATACTGATGCGCCTAGTGGGTTTACGCCCCTTAGGCATTTAACTGGCGGTGTTGTTAGACCTCAGGCCTATCCTATAGCTAATGCTTATGCAACTTCACTATTTTCTGGTGATTTGGTAACATTACTATCTGATGGAACTGTAGGTATTGGAACAAATACATCGAACGCACTAGGTGTGTTCTATGGTGTTCAATACATCGACAGAGCAAGTGGAGATGTAAAATTCTCCAAAGTTTGGACAGCATCAACTGCAATTAAAGCTAATACAGCTTGTACTGCATTTGTATATGATGATCCAAATATAACATATCAAGTCCAGGGTGCTGGTACATTCGCAAATGCTAACGTAGGTGAGCTTTGCAATGTTTTATTGACTGCTGGTGAAACAACTTTTGGTGGATCTCAACAAGAAGCTAACTTAGCATCTTTAGGTACGACTGCGTTACCTTTAAGAATACTAAGACTTGTCGATGCGCCAGATAACGCTGTAGGTGCGGATGCTAAATTAGAAGTGGTTATTAATAACCATCTATATGGTACTCGTGCTAGCGGTATTTAAGGAGATTAACACATGGCACTAAATAGGGCGCTGTTTACCAAGCAGCTTAATCTTGGTTTAAATACTGTGTTTGCTATGGAGTATGATAGATACCCAGAACAATGGAGAGATATTTACTCTATTGAGCAATCAATGAAAGCTTTTGAAGAAGATGTACAAATGATCGGCTTCGGAGCTGCACCAACTAAAGCTGAAGGTGCTGCAATATCTTACGATAGTGGAAAAGAGGGTTACACTGCAAGATACGTACATGAAACTATAGCTTTAGCATTCTCAATAACTGAGGAAGCTGAAGAAGATGGTCTATACGGATCTTTAGGTGCTAAGTATGCTCGTGCACTAGCAAGATCAATGCAACATACTAAAGAAATCAAAGGTGCAAATATCCTTAACAATGCAACTACTAGTTCAGTAGGTGGTGATGGCAAGACTTTACTTGCTACAGATCACCCACTAGGCGGTGGTGGAACAGCTTCTAACAAATTAGCAACAGCTGCGGATTTATCAGAAACTTCTCTTGAAAGTTTATTGATTCAAATCTCAACTGCGGTTGATGATAGAAGTATTCCAATAGCATTGACTGGACAAAAACTAATCGTTCCACCTCAATTGGTGTTTGTTGCTGAGCGTATTCTTAAATCTAATTTAAGACCTGCGACTGCTGATAATGACATCAATGCAATGAAACAAATGGGTATGATTCCGGGCGGAGTTGCTGTTAACCAGCGATTAACTGATCCTGATGCATACTTCGTTATGACTGATTGCCCAGATGGAATGAAACACTTTGTAAGATCACCAATCAAAAAAGCTGTTGAAGGCGATTTTGAAACTGGTAATTTAAGATACAAAGTTAGAGAAAGATATTCTTTCGGTTTTACAGACTGGAGAGCTATCTACGGTTCAGAAGGAGCTTAATAACTAATCTGTACTAGGCGTAGCAATACGCCTAGTATTTAACTCAAACGACTGCGAAAGCAGACTATACTGGAGGTATAGACTTATGGGTACAACTACATTTTCGGGACCGATTAAAGCGGGAACGATTAAAGACACTACAGGCACAACAGTTGGCACAGATATACAAAACACAGGTTTTGTATTAATGAGTCAAAGTCAAGTTGTTGCTCTTACAGGAGCGACTGCTAACACTACAGTTGCAGTAATACCTGCTAACTCACAAATAGTAGAAATATTTGCTGATGTTACAGTAGTATCTAACGATACTGGTGCTGCAAACGTTTCTGTTGGTAATGCTTCAAATGCTACAGCTTATATTGCTGTATCAAATGCAAAAGTTACTGGAAGAGTAACAGCTGTAAATGCTGCTATTATTTCATCAGCATTTTACGATGTTGGAACTTCAGATACAAAACTTACTGCTGTATTTCAAGCTGCAAGTGGTGATGGTACAACTGGCTCTGCCGTTGTTACTGTTTACTATTTACAAGATAGAAACTTAGCATAATTAATTAGAGGGCCTTCGGGCCCTCATTAAAAGACTATGGAAAACGAATACGGATTTTTAAACTATTTTAATGATATAGGAAATATCGGTAGTAATTTATCTAATACGTTTGCCAATTTATCTAATACAGATATTTCTACAAAAATTTCAGAGACAAAAGATAGAGCTTCATCTAGTATAAGTGATTTATTTAAAGATAGTAAAACTAAAAAACTTGAAGAATTTCAAAAAGCTAAAGAAGAATATAAACCTTCTGAAGAACAACAAATTTTAGGAGAACAAGAAGATTATAGAGCTGCAAAACCTACTGATATAAAAACAGGTTCAGATTATATAACTGGTCAAAAACAAGAACAAACTCTTGATAAAAAATTATCAGATATAGAAAAAGTTATCAATAAATTCTCAGATTCTAAACCTATGACAGGTGGAGGAGGTGGTTCTGGAAGAGATTTTGCATTTGATAGTAAATTAGATAAAAATTTAAATGCTTCATCTTTAGATTTATCAAGTCAATATACTAGCGATATATTATCATCTATTAGAAGAAAACCAGCTGTTAATGAGGACAGAGTTAGTCTATTATTACAAGACTTAAAAAAATATAATCTATTATAAGGAGAAAATATGTCAGGTTCAGATGTAAAAGCAAATAGTACTACTACTACAGGATCAAATGTTGATTTATTTGGCGGACCTACTAGATTAAAAGGATTTATTGCAACTCCAACTGGTACTGCTGGAACTGTTACATTTGCAGATGATAATGTAACTATATTCAGTATTACTACAGCAGCAAGTGTTGCATCGGGTCCTGTATCTATTAGTATACCAGATGAAGGTATAAAATTTGGAACTAAACTTCAAGCTAATTTAACTAACGTTGCAGGATTAACTGTATTCTTTGCGTAGGTCTTTATGGCACTATCAGGTACAGCAACATTTAATTTAAATGTAACTGAAGTAATTCAGGAAGCATATGATCGTATTGGAGGTGATCCAATATTAGGTTATGATGTTCGTTCTGCAAGAAGAAGTTTAAATATAATGTTCACAGATTGGGCCAATCGTGGTTACAATCAATGGACTGTAGAATTAGAAACTTTATCATTAGTACAAGGAACAAATCAATATACACTTCCTGCTGATACTATTGATATAGTTGAATCAAGTATTAGAAGAAATGAAGGTGGAACTAATACTGATTATTTTATGACACGTTTAGCTCTAGGAGATTACGAAGCAATTGGAGTTAAATCAACTCAATCTTTACCTACTCAATTTTTTTTACAAAGATTATCTACACCAGTTTTATTTTTATATCCAACTCCTGTTAATTCTACAGATGTAATGAGATATTGGAGAATTAGAAGAATGGAAGATATAACAGCAAATACTGTAAATGGAGTAGATCAAAATGTAGATGTACCTTCTCGTTGGATTGAAGCAATGTGTTCTGGACTAGCTTATTTTTTAAGTAAAAAAAGACCAGGCATAGATGGTAATATGAGAGCTGAATTAAAATTAGATTATGAAGAAGCATTTTCAAGAGCACAATCTGCGGACTCTACTCCTACAACTAGGATAGTTCCAGGATATGGAAGGGCAATATAATGGCTGGTGCAAACTCTAATAGTGAAAGAACTAAAAAACCACATAGAGCACCTTACACTAAATTTTCAAGTGGTAGATATGGAAGAAGTATATCAGATAGAAGTGGATTAGAATTTCCTCATAATGAAATGTTATTTGAATGGAATGGTCTATTTGTACATGATTCTGAATATGAACCAAAACATCCACAACTTGATTTAACTTATTTTACTGATGCTACATCATTAGAAAATGCACGTTTAAATGTCCCAAATTCACTCATAGGTGGTGTTCCAGATCAAATACAGACTATATACCCTAATACATCAGGAGCTGTGTTAGCGGTAGGAGTTGCAGAAGCTACAACAAATTTGTTATCATTATCTCTAGGAAGTGTTACAGTAGTCACTT